AAGGTCGAGCGTCGCTTTCTAGCCGCGAAAGAGGCGGCGCTCGTTGCCCAGGCCAACTGCCCGGCCGACTACGATGCGCAGGCTCGCACGGCGCTCGGCCAGGCCAAGTTCCTCGCGATGCTTGAGGATCTCACTCCCTCCGACGTCGCGAATTTCGAGAAGAACGCACTCATTCAGCAGAAGATCGATCTCGACCGGCAAAAGCTCGCGATGGACGTGCGGGTCACGCGCCGCAATCTGGCTCTCGATCGCAACCGGCTCCTGCTTGAACGCGCCCGCGGTGGAGAAAGTGGCGCCGGCCTGCAGAAGGAAATCGATCTCGCATTGGATGAGATCAACCGCCTCAAGCGCGGGGAGGATGCCGCATGAGCGCACGCCGCTGGAGAGCCTACCAGCTCGAGGCGGACCGGCTCCGCGAGGAACTGGGCATCTTCATTCTTCTCTGGCGCTGCCAGAGCGGAAAGACCGAGGTACTCTCGACCTGGGCATTGGAGACCATGCTCAAGAAGCCTGGCGAGACGGTCATCCTGGCATCGGCGTCGCTCAACGTCGGCGGCGAAGTGGCGCTGCGCGCGGCCGGGGTTTTCTGGGACGTGCTGGAGCGGCTGCGCAAGCGCTTCAAAAAACTGGAGACGAACACGGCCGCGGCCGACGGGTTCGATGCGCTCTCTGAGGCATTCCTATCCGGCAAGCTCGAGGTGAAGTTCACGCACCCCGGCGGCAAGGTTTCCCGCCTCAAGGTCATCGCCCCGAATCCGGCGACCGCCCGCGGATTCACCGGCACCGTCTTCCTGGATGAGATCGGGTTCATCCCCGATTTCCGCGCCCTCTGGGATGCTGTTGAGCCGATCACATCGAGCGATCCCACCTTCCGGCTGATCATGTCCACCACGCCGCCGCCGGACAGCGGGCACTATTCGCACGAGCTGCTTGTTCCGCCGGCGGATCTGGGTGACCTCGCCCCAAACGCGGCCGGGCACTGGTACCGGGGCGACGGGGGGATCATGGTGCACCGCGTCGACGCCAGCGATGCCGCGCTCGCCGGCGCCAAGCTCTATCATCCGGAGACGCGGCAGGAGATCTCGATTGACCAGCACCGCGCCCTGGCGCTCGACAAGGAGGCATGGGACCGCAACTACGGCCTTCGCCTGGCGGCGACCGGCACGGCCGCCTGTTCGCTTTCCGTCATCCATTTCGCGCAGACGCGCCTGGAGGCGACGCGATGCATGGCCTTCGAGAACGAACTGCCCGGCAACTGGCGCGAGCTGCTTGGCCTGGGCGATGAGCCCGTGACGGTCGGCTACGACGTAGCCACGACTGAGAAAGGCACGAGCAATCCCTCATCGATCGCGATCGTGCCGCACATCGGCCGCGACTATCCGGTGCGACTGCTCTTCCGATGGAAGACGGCCGATCCGGCGAAAGCCCGGGCAATCCTGCGCGAGGTCCTCACGGGCGTGCGCTGCAGGCGGCTCGCGATCGACGCCACCAACGAACGGTATTTTGCGACCGATATGCGGCGGGAGCTGGGCAGGCTCTGCGCGATCGATCTGATCATCGCGAGCGAGCGCATCACTTACCAGGGCGCCGAGATCCTGGTGAAGACCTATTTGGGCAACCTGGTCGTCAACGCGCTTGAAGAAGGCCAGCTCGTTCTGCCGGGCGACCGCTGGGTCCGCGAGGACTTCCGGCTCGTGCGCCGGGTCAAGGGCGGCTTCGACGCCGACGTCGACGGCAGCGGAAACCACGGCGACACCTTCGATTCCACCAAGCTCGCGCTCCACGGCTGGATGGCGCCGCTGGTCGGCGCATTTACGGCGGAGACGCTGCAGATGGTCCGCATGGGCACTGCGCGCCCGGGCATGCCCCTCATCGAGCGCCCCCTCATCACCCGATTCGCCTGACCCCGATGAAATTCCCCCTGTCCATCATTCGACGGTCGCCGCCTGCAGCGCCTGCGCCGTCTCCCGACCTGATGATCACGGCCGCGAAGCCGGGTGAAGTGCCGCCGGTGATTACCACGAAGCCGGCTTTGGTCGCTCCACGCGCGGACCTGGTCCAGCCGAAGATTTCGGACTTTGCCCCGATGTTCTGGGCGAACCGCCGCCTCGATCCCTCGCAGATCCGCTGGGTGCTGCAGAATGCCGCCCAGGGCTCGCTGACCGATCAATACGAGCTCTTCAGCTTGATGGAAGACACCTGGCCGCGGCTCTTGAAGAATCTGGCCGAGGTGCGCAGCAATGCTTCGCGCGGCAAGTTCACGATCCAGCCCTACGTCACGGGGGGGGGGAAGCCGACCGAGAGCGCCAAGGAGAAAGCCGACCTGGTGGAAGCGGCGCTGAAGAATTGGCGGCCGAGGCCGGGCACGCTCGAACTTGGCTTCGAAGACGCGCTCTTCCATGTCCTGGACGCCTACGGCAAGGGCATCGCCGTGCTTGAGGTCGGCTGGTCGAAGAATCCGGACGGCATTCTGCCGCGCTGCGCCCACATGCTCTCGCCCCGCCGCTACGGCTGGAGTCCGGACGGCACGGAGCTTGGACTGCTGGGCTCCGGATCCGCGGTCTGGACGCCGACTCCCACCACTACCTCCTGGGAGCCGTTTCCCTCCGGACAGTTCTGGTGCGGCATCTGGCAGGCCCGCTCCGGAGCGCCGGGCGCCACCGCGTTGTTGCGCGCCCTGGCCCCCTACTGGGTCGGCATCACCTTCGGCTGGGAATGGCTGCTCGCCACCGCGCAGATCTTTGGCGTTCCATTCCGGTGGGCGACCTATGATCCGACCCGTCCCGAGCTGCTCAGCACGCTGACGCAGATGCTGCAGCAAATGGCAACGGCCGGCTATGCGGCGTTCCCCGCCGGCACGACGCTCGATTTCAAGGACGCCGTCACCCGCTCCCAGGACAATCCCCAGATCCTGATCCAAAACTTGGCGGACAAGGCCTGCGATCTGCTGATCCTCGGGCAGGAATCCAGCGGCCAGGCGCATTCGGGTAACGCCCTTGGCGGCGGTGGCATGGCGCAGCTCCAGGGCGAGGTGCGCCGCGAGGTGCTCCACTCCGCCGCGCAGTGGTGCGCCAACCTTCTCAATTATCAGCTGGTCCCGGCGCTCCTGCAATGGAACTGGGGCGATGTGTCGGAGCAGCCGACCGTTGTCCCCGATCTTGCCGGCGATCCGGATCCGGTCCAGGTCGCCACCCGCGACCAGGTCCTCTCCACGATTCCGGGCGTTCGCTTCGTCGCCTCGGAGTTTTACGAACGCCACGGCCTTTCCAAGCCCGAGGATGGCGACGAAACGATCGGCGGCCAGCCTTCACCTTCAGGATTCCCGCCGACTGGCGGGTCATCAGGATTGTCGGGGTCAGCCCCGGGGGGCGCAGGCTCCCCGGGTGCCGATCCCGGCGCAGCCCCGGAAAAGGCCCAGGACGATTCGGGGGGTGATAAGATAGCCACCAAGGCCCCGAATGGCCTTATCGTTGATTCGCCGCGTTCCGCGATACCTCGTAGCGAAGCGTTGAATGCCCGCAATGCGGCCCCATCCGCCGGACCGGCTGCTGTCCCTGGCGACTACCAGATGCCGGAAGCCACCCGGAAGGCGCTCGCCCGAGCCCACGCCAATGACATGGCGCCCTTGCGCAAGGCCGCACAGCCGCTCCTCTCCGCGATCGAGGCCGGCAACTTGGACGTTGTCGGCGAACTGGAGGCATTCATCGCGCATCTCGATGCCCTGGCTCCGAAGATGATCGGGGCCTCCGAACTGGCCAACGTCCTCGAGGCCGCCCTGGCCGAGGCCGCGATCACCGGCGCCGCGCACAGCTACGCCAAACTCCCCAACGCCAAAGCCCCCCACTCAAAATGAGCAGGAAACTCATCGCCCTATTTGCCTCCTCCCCGGATCTGCTTGCCCTGGCGGCCGCCCGGCCGCTCGCGCTTCCCGCGGATACCGTCGGGGACCTTCCGAAGGAAATCGTCTGGATGCCTGCGGGCATGCACGAGATCACCTGTTTCGCGGGCGACGGTAAGCCTTGGGAGGGCACAGTCCTCTGCGACGAAGCCGGCGCCAGGCTGATCGCGGCGAGCTTCGCCGCCATCCTCGCCGCGGGTCGGCGCGTCTATTTCGACAAGGATCACAAGGACGAAGAGGCGACCGCCTGGGTGACCGGCTTCCGCTGGGATCCGGCCCAAGGCATCATGGCCAGGGTCGAATGGACCTCGCTCGGCCAGGAGCTCCTGCGCGGCAAGGTCTATTATTCATTTTCTCCCGCGTTCATGATTCACCCGGAGACCAAGCGCGTAACCCGGCTGATCGCCGGCCATGCCGCCGGCGGTCTTGTGAACGCTCCCGCTTTCGGCGCCGCAATGCCGGCGCTAATCGCCGCCCGATTGGCCGGCGCCGAAATCACCAATCCCGCATCCGGCGGTCCCCGGAACATCAACCAGAATCCAGTCATGAAAGAACTGCTCATCAAGATCCTGGCCGCGCTGGCGGTGTCCGCACCCGCCGACGCGACCGAAGAACAGCTCGTCGCCCTCGCGACGAAGCATGTCGACAAACTGCCGGGCGCCGGCGCCGAAGGCGTCGCGCTCAAGGCTCAGCTCGCCGAACTCCAGAGCCTCAAGGCCAAGGAGGCCGAGCTCGAAACCCTCAAGGCCAAGGATGCCCAGCGCCGCAAGGATGACGCCAAGTCGATCGTCGACGCGGCGGTCGCCCGCGGAGCTCTGCCTCCCAAGGACGAGGCAATCCAGGCAAAATGGCGCGGACTCATTGAGTCCGATCCCAACCATGCGCAACTGCTGGCCGCGCTGCCCGGCGCGACCCTGCTGAACCGCGTCACGCAGCCTGGCGGAATGATCGAGGTCCACGACGGCGCGGTCGAGATCCTCAAGGCCTACAAGGCCAAGTGCGGTGCGACCAAGGCCCACGCCCAGGAATGCGCGGCCATCTACGCGAAGGACATCCGGAAGCTCCTTGCCGATCCGAATTTCCAGCTCCTGCCGCTGCTCGCGGCCAACTCCCTCGGTTCCCTCGCCGGAAACCTGATCCTGCAGCGCACGCTCACGCTCTTGAAGCTGCGCTTCCCGGCGCTCTTCGCCATCACGACCGACTTTTCGGACAACCCGATTTCGTTCGGTCAGACGGTGATGACCCGCCTGCGGACGGTGCCCACCGTCCAGAGCTACGACCCGGCCGCCGGCGGCTACGAGCTGGCCGCGGGCGCGAGCTCGACCACGGTCGATGTCCCGATCGTCATCAATGCCCACCAGTTCGTGCCGATCAGTTTCAACGCGAACGAACTCGCCGAAACCAAGCGCGACCTGTTCGGCGAACAGGTCGAAGGAGCCTTCTACGCGATCGCGAAGGATTTCTGGGATGCGATCCTCGCCCTGGTGACGGTGGCGCACTTCCCGCATGAGACGGCGATTGCCGCCTCAAGCTTCTCGCGCGACACGCTGCAGACGGTCGACGAGGCCTTCCTCGCCCGCGGCGTGCCTCCGGCCGCCCGGTTCGCGATGCTCAATGGCGCGGCGTTCCATGCCCTGGGCAAGGACGCCTCGATCGTCCAATTGGCCGCCTTCCAGGCCGAGTTCAAGGACCTCCTGACGCAGAACGTGCTGCCTCCGGTGGCTGGGTTCCAGCCCTACCAAATCGGCAACATCCCGACGGGTGAAAACCTGATCGGCTTCTGCGGCACGCCCGACTGCCTTGCGGTGGCGGCCCGGCTGCCCAACGATTACACGCAGGCGATGGGCGACGTGCCCGCGACTGCGATCATCGAGCAGATCACCAACCCGGACACGGGCTTCTCGATGATGCTCGTGAAGTTCCTGAACCACTCGGCGGGCACCGCCAACTGGCGCGCTGCCTACATGCGCGGCCAGGCCGTGGGACAGGCGCCCAGCCTGCAGCGCCTGGTCTCCAGTGTCACCGCGAGCCAGGGCTCCTGAGCAAGCACGCGGAGTTTTCTCGAGCACCCGCCGCCGCGGCGGGGCTCTTTGAAGATTCTGTGGCACTCCAGTGAATCCCTACACCGTCATCATCCCCTCGGCGAAGATCGCCAATGTCGCCGCCTGCGTCGCCGCGGTGCGCCGCCATCAGCCAGGCGTGGCCATCATCATCGTGGCCGACGGGATTCCCCAAGCTGATCGCGCCACGGTCTCGAATGTCCGGTGGATCGAGGGCGCGCAGCCATTCTGCTATGCGCGCAACGCCAACCTGGGGATCGTCGCCGCCGGCAAGGAGGATGTGATCCTGCTCAACGACGATGCGATGCTCGCGACGACCAGAGCTTTCGAGCGCCTGCAGGCGGCGAGCGCCACCTATGGCATCGTCAGCGCCACGATCCGCGGCCGTTGCTGCAATCCGCGCCAGCAGGCCGCCCAGCCCAACAACGTGACCGAGCCGGGCTTCCTCGTCTTCGTCTGTGTGTACATCCCTCGCTCGACGATCGATGCGATCGGCCTCCTGGATGAACGCTTCGAAGGAGGCACTTGGGAGGACAATGACTATTGCCGCCGCGCCGCCCTCGCGGGCCTGCCGCTGGGGATCTGCGGAGGCTGCGCGGTGGATCACAAGACCGAGCTGACCACTTTTGAACGCCGCCCGAATTACCGCGACATTCTCGCCGCGAACCGCAAGCGCTTCGAAGAGAAATGGGCCAGGACAGGCACGCTGCTTTCGGTATGCGTGTGCTCAATCTTCAGTCGGACCAACTATCTCGATCGGCTGCTGGCCTGCCTGGCTCCGCAATGGACCGAACGCGTCGAGTTCCTCCTGGCAGCTGACGACGGGCAGGAGAGCGTCGGAGCGAAGCGCAACCGGCTGCTCGACCAGGCGCGCGGGGCTTTCGTGGTGTTTATCGACGATGACGACCTGGTCGCGCCCAACTACATCGCCAAAATGCTCGGGGCGATCCTCCGCAATCCGTCGGTCGACGCGATCACGTACCTCTCGAAGCGATATTGCGACGGAGTCTTTGAGGCCAACTGCAGATACTCGCTCAGCAATGCGACGAACCGCGACTTCATCTACGTCGACGGCGTCAAAACCTACCGGCGATTTCCATACCACGTGACGCCGATCCGCCGCGAGCTCGCGCTGAAGGTGCGTTTTCCCGCGATCGATTTCACCGAGGATACCGCATGGGCGGAGCAACTCCGACCGCTCCTCAAGTCCGAAGAGCACATCTCGGAGTTCATGTATTTCTACTGGTGGCGCACGAGCCGCGCCGGCGAGCGCACGCACAAGGTCATCTCCACGCAACCTGCCCTTTGACCCATGTCCTGGATTACTCTCACTTCCGCAGATCTTTCGGCCACGCTCCTTGCCCAGGAGAGCGCCGCCTTGTCCGGTTATGCCCTGGCTACCGGCTCCGCCGATCCGGTGGCGGCCGCGCTCGCCGATACGACGGCCGAGGTCCGCGGCTACATTGCGGCCCGCGCCGGTGAAATGGTTGGCGAGGACGGCACGCTGCCTTCCGAGCTCAAGGCCACCGCGCTCGCGATCGCCCGCTGGCGCCTGCTCACGCGCCTGGCCGCCGGCCGCGCCGCCACGATGCTGCTCACCGACGCGCGTCGCCGGGACTACGAGGATGCGATCGCGCGCCTGAAGGATGTCGCAGCCGGCCGCTTCTTTGTCTCCCCGCCGACAACGCCCGCGGCAACGCAGCCCCGGCCGGTCGCCGGCGGGGCCTTTGGGCAATTCCCCGGCGCCGGCACAACGCCCGGCGCGCCCGAGACATTCAATTTCTAGCCATGCTGCAGAAGCTCCAGAATCGTCTGCGTGATCTGATCGCCGCCGCGCCATTGCTCGCCGGCTATCCCGTGCTGGTCGAAGACAAGGGCAATCTGGCGAGCGAAGTTGAAAACGCCCTGGCGATTCAATCAATGGCGATCGTGGTCATGCCCTCCAGTGGCCAGGCCAAGACACCGCAGCTGCGCGGGCGCGCCCTCTCCGAAGAGGAATTTGAAATCGTGATCCACCGCGGCCTGCTCGACGACCCGAACGGGCTCACGACCGTGGCCATCATGGACACGATCGTCCCGCTGATCCAGGGCGCGGCGACCGATCCGGACGCGGCCAGGTCAAGCCTCTTCAGCTTCAAGCGCCATGACCTGCGCGAGAACACCGACGGCTCCTTCGCCCGGGTGCTGATTGTCGTCACGGAGTTCACATGGGCCCCGGCTTTTTCCACCACGAACTCGTAACCCAAACTCAAACCGCGCCACCGGCGCATTCCCACCATGTCACTGCCCAGCTCACCCTTCAATGCCGCCCTGTCCATTTTCAATGGCTTGAGCATCATCCAGCTCAAGATCACGGGGGGCGCCACGCTCGTCTTCGAAGCCACCAAGCTCGAGGACAATCCCACACAGGAAATCAAAAGCCTCGAACGCCCCGGCCGCGACGGCGTGCTGCGCAAGGTCCG